CACGGATGCAGAAATACTTGCGCAAATAATTGAACGGTTGGTCGTGGCAAAACGGATGTCCTATCTGGATGCCATAATCTACTACTGCGCAGAGAAGAATATTGAACCGGAATTGATCGCCGGCAATTTGGGTGATAAGATTCGTGGCGAACTCGCCAACGATGCCGCACGCCTGCACTTCATTCCAAAATTCAACCAGTTGCCTCTCTGAGGGGGCACACGATGACTCCAGAACAGGTCTTCATGTACGCGAAGTCCTATCGCCTCTACTTCTCGACGGAGGGATATGACTTCATCAAATACAAGGGTCGCGTCTCGACGCCTCCGCTCATCAAGCAACGGGATCGCCAGTTTTATTATCGGTTGTCAACGAAGCTGTCGGATACGCAAATCCACGCGACGCTGTTGCTGACCTACTTCTTCAAACCGAAGGCCTATATTGCGGACATTGTAGCACCGAATATTCTACAGGATGGTATGACGTTTGCGTCCCGCGCAGAGAATGGCACATCAACACTCGGCAATGAACTCTATGCGTTGCGCCAGCATCTCACGCCTGCGCTCGTTGACGAGTGGCTCTATGGGGCGTTTCTCGATGAACAACGCGCATCACTACCGACTTGTATCGAGGGGCTCATCAGTCGAGAACTCATGATTGACTTGGCGTGCGTGCTGCTGCTCATTCCGCAGCGTGAGAACGAGTATCATTGGGCGCAGTATTGGGAACAGCGTGAACCGAAAGGCAGCACCTTTGGTGTGCGGCCATGGTTGTCTCGCTTACGGAAAGCCGACCAACTGCTTAACTGGCAACGCCCCGCGTGGAGGCAATACACACACAAGCTGTCTGGAATGTTCTGGGCATCGTATCAGGGGCTCTCGTTAGCGCCTCGACAGGAGGAACCACAGTTGTTTGCATAGTCTAAATATACGTGTTATACTTACGTCTGTTTATTATTAGATATTCCTAATACAATAATCCATCGTTCAATCATACAAGGAGTGCCAATACTATGGCCACGAATTTCACAACGCTGCGCAATTCCCGCAAATCTCTTCTCACTAAACTCGCGGACGAAGTGAAGAAGACCAACTCCCCACAACAGAAGGGCGCCGACGAACGGTTCTGGAAGCTAATCGTCGATCCCAAAACGGGCATCGGTTATGCCAAACTGCGATTCCTTCCAGCGCCGAAGGATGAGGACATTCCGTGGGCGAAGTTGTGGTCACACGGCTTTCAAGGACCAGCGGGTTCGTGGTTCATCGAGAACTGCCCGACAACGCTCGATGGGCGCCCCTGCCCTGTTTGTAAGGAGAACAATCGACTCTGGAACTCTGGGGTAGAAAGCGACAAGGAAGTAGCCAGGTCGCGGAAGCGTAAGCTCACGTATATCAGCAACATTCTCATCCTTGAAGACCCTGCGCGTCCAGAGAACAACGGCAAGACATTCCTTTTCAAATACGGGAAGAAAATCCACGACAAGGTGATGGAACTGTTGGAACCACAGTTTCCAGATCAGCAGCCTGCCAACCCATTCGACTTGTGGGAAGGTTGTGACTTCAAGCTGAAGGCGCAGAAGGTTGCGGGTTATCAGAATTACGATAAAGCCGAATTCACAGAACCGTCCGAACTCTTTACGGGGGACGATGCACAAAAGGAACAGACGTGGGAGGAAGAGTTTTCACTGTCGGAATTCATTAAGGAGGACCAATTCAAGGACTTCGAGGAACTCGGGAAGAAATTCCAGCGGGCGCTCGGGGGAGATGTGGAAGACAGGTTCACGGCGGGAGAGGTTATCGAACGCGAATCTCGACTTCCTATTCCAACTCCCGCGCCAACTGCGAAAGCGGCCGAAGCGAAAGTAACCAAGACCGTGGCGGCACCCAAGCCAAAAGCGGTCGAGGTTGACGATGAAGAAGATGATGTGAAGAAATTCTTTGCCAGTGTGATCGACGAAGACTAAGAACCAGGCGTCACGATGTGCCGCGGCCGCGGTCGCGGCACATCACTATTCGATAACTCAATGAGGAGGAAATACCTATGGCTTTAACACCCAAGAAAATCGGGCTGGCGATCATTGCACTTGCACTATTGGCACCGACTACCGCCATCGCGCAAGAAATTACTGCCACTGCCAACGCGGGCTATGTAAGCCATTACTTCTTTCGTGGAATTTCACAGAAGACCTCGTCCGCAAGCGCAGGAGTGGACATCGGTGTCGGCGCATTGTCCTTCGGGACATGGCTTGCGGATGTCGGGGACGGTGGTGAAATCGATGTCTACGGTAGTGTCGCCGGTGAAGTGCGGGGACTCAACCTGAGTGCTGGTGGGACCGCGTATCTATACACGGGCAAGTTCGATGACACATACAAGGAGGTCAATCTCGGTGCAGGGTACGGTCCTCTTGGACTTGAGTTCTCGTTTGGTCAGTACGACAACTTCGGTGCGGGAACACAGGACTATTGGTTCACTGGCGTAACTGCGGCGCACAAGGGCGCCTACACAACATACGGGATTTTTGGAGATGCCTTTAGCGGGAGTTACGGGGAAGTTGGGTATGGATTTTCCGCAGCGGAACTTGACTTCACGGTATCAGGAATCCTGAGCGATTCGGAACTCTCTGGGTTGTATGACAGATTCACCGGCCGTCCGACGCCGGGGGTCACCCTCGTGTTTGGTATCAGCAAGACGTTTGTATCAAACTAATAAAGGAGAAGATAGTCGGTATGCCGCCCCAACAGAACATCGTTGGGGCGTTTTTTATTTGTGGAGCGTTATGCCGTGGGTTCCATCGAGGAGTCGCGTTCCGCCTTCTCCCGGTTGTGGATATCCCATGCCGCAGCCGTCAACCTCACCAGACCCGTTTCCTCACCGTGCTGCTTGACGTAGGACGCTTTATTCTTCCGCATCCATGATTCCATCTCCGGTGGAGGTACGTCGGTGACTATCGGGGGTGTGGCGTCGGTACTCTCGCGGAGATACTCTCTGAATGTTGGAATAGACATAGCTTGCTCCTGTTCCTCGGCGACGTAGCCATCTCGGCGAACTTCATACGACCCCGATTTCACCTCAAATCCTTTGTAGCCTGGAACGACACGTTGTATCATTCGCGTAAACCGGGAATAAAGGCGTTGTCTCGATGGGACTTTCGCGGTATACACAATCGACAGCGGCGCGGCGGTTTTCACCATCGCTTTGAAAATGTCAACCACTGTTGCAAACACAGGAATCTCGACGCGTGTGTTGCCGACGATATCGTCAGTTCCTTGTGCCAAACTATCCCACGCATGGTCTGCCGCCTTGTATAATCCAAATCCAAATTCCCATTGCGCTGGGGGTCGGGCTGGAGAAGGAGTTATACTTCCGTCCGGGCGTCGGGCGCGGGGTGCTGGATATTTTGTGGCCCACATCCTTACCTTGTAGACCATTCCGGTTTCTGGAATCGTGAACTGCGCCTGATAATAGTCGCTGTTTTTGATCGTCATGCGCCAGGGATAGGGGCGATTGCCCAACTCTGTGAGATAGTCCGCCTCCATGACAGCGTCTTCCTGCCCGGGCGTCATCGCTTTGTAGATACGCGAGAGCGAGTCGGAGCCCCATTCGAGGTCGGCGGATGTCGCCGTCTGCTTGGTGTGGGGAAGGGATTTGCCGGGCATGCCGATATTTAGGGGTTCTAAATACTGGTATGGCTGCACTCGCTATTCCGAAGTTAGTTCAGAGGCCCGACAGGATCTTGGCTTTTGCTGCGCAATACAAAGCACAGTCCAATTTCGAATTGGCTGATGGTTTAGAAGTAGGCCTATTATATGAACAGAAAACATATAACACTTTAATCGCCGCCGCGGCGAATGCGGGTTCCCCAGGGAACGCAGAAAAAACAAAGGCCGCGACGACTCTTAGAACACTTAACTTCAAATGCTCAAATTGTAAAGATGAAAACATCTACCCATTAACAAAATTCCAAAAAACAAAGGCATTTGGCGGGCAGAATACTGGTACACCGTCGACGGCGCCGCACTGGGGATTTCTGGGTGTGGTGGCGAAAGCGAAGAACTTTGCTTTATTGCCGCCAGGAAAGACAGTAGAATTGCAGTGGATTAGCAAATTCAACACACTCATAACTAAGGCGATAGGAAAGAAATTTCAAACAACGGGACTGACACTGTGGATAGGCGACAAATACATCGAAAATGTTGTGGGGGTTATGGGTGCGCCTGGAGCATCGAGTGATCCAAAGGCTGATGCAATTTTTGTTCGCCACTGTTGTGGTAGGTCGAAAACAATGTCTATGGCTGGATGGGCGAGCCTGAAAGATGGCAAAACCGCAAAGAACTTCCAACAGTGGGGCGGACTAAGTGCGTTTAAGGCCTTAGACATTGTAAAAAAATTTGCAGAAGACGTGAAATATAAATGCCCTAAAGGTGTCCCACCTTCATGGAGTGTCGGCCGAGAGATACCGAACAATACACTACTAAAACAAAAAGCGATTTATGGCAAAGACTGGAAACAACTCTCCGGCACAGAGATTAGAGATGCTTCACAAGGGGGAGCAGATGCGGTGAATTTTATCATACAAGGCAATCCAACAAATCTCGAATGGGTTGGGGCTGCCAAAAATGGTGTGGTTAAATTAATAACAGAATCGGACCATCATGTATATTCTGATTCTAGTGCGGATGTTAAAAAATCTATCATAGGTGATGCAAGACCAGTATTCATGGCTAGACGAGATCAAGCAAGACAAGATTTTGGAGTTCCAAAAACAAGAATGTTTGTCTATCCGTCAGGGGGAAAGCCCGCGCACACGTGGAGATGGTTAGATAAAGAATGGACAAAAGCCGACAAGACGGCCGCCAAAAATAATAAATAAAGGCGATATCTCATATGGAAACCGAGCAGGATTACGAACCAACGCGATCACATCAGGCGACCAATACGCTGTATGGGAATCACTATCGGTTCTCCATAGAACGGTTGCCGGACCTGACGTTCTTTGTGCAGAGCGTATCGTCGCCGTCCGTCAGCGGCGGCACCACGGTGCAGGAGAATCCCTTCGCATTTATCAAACATCCCG